GCAAGTCTTGTGTCATATTTGATGTTCTCCACGCTAAATTCTCAATGGATAACATGTATTTTGTTGCCTCACCATTCTGAATATTCAAACCTTCTACTGGGGCTATGTTCAGATTGTATGTGTTATCTAACACAGAGTTAGTAAACTTACGGATATTACCTTCACTCTTTTGAAGGTCGGCCATTGTATAATAAGGGGTATCTTTGGTAAATACTCTACAATATTCTTTACCTACCTCAACACCGTTTTCATTTACATACCTTTTTACTCTCGAACCTTTGGTTATTTCTCTTGTCCCATCAAAAAATACCTTCGATACTTGATTGATAGCATTTCCTACATGACTAAGTCGTGCTTGTCCTTGTAACCCGTCAGCAGCATCAACCAACCTTTGAGTATCATCGAGTATCGAACCCTTTGTGAGGTTATATCTTCCTGATGAAGAAGCATTGAATTGAGAACTGATTGGAGGGAAACCGTCATCTCCACCTTCAATTTTACCACCCTTACCAACTTTTTTACCTGCAGCTCTCGAACTTTTTGGGGAAACCCATGTAAACCCTCCTTGAATGTCAGGGGAGTCACCAGGTTCTACAGTATTCAAACCAAACTTAAACTTTTGTTCACCTTCATATAAGTCAGCTAATTCACCATATCCTCTGACCGCAGTCGGCACTCTCTTACCAAACTCATCAACAGGTAATTCATTGGAAGGTGCAACAATATCGTTAGGGTCTTGTACTCTCGAACCGATATAGTAATTTGGACCAGGAGCAAAAAAGTTAGGGTCCGATATAAAATTTAATTTATAGTCAGGTCTGAATCTGTTGTATTCTAATGCTTTGAATAACGAAGAAGTCTGACCTCTACCTGTGTTGTTTAGGAAAATATCTGAACCATTTTTCTTCTCAGGTAATAAATCTCTAAAACCTAATAGGTTACTGATAGCATTTATACCACTATTCAAGTAACTCGTTGAACCCTCAAAATAATCACCAGGTATCCATGAAAATGGAACGTAAACACCTGTAATTCTACTGATAAAATCTAAACCTTTACCCACAATATTTGTTGGTGAAGAAATCGTCCAATCAGGTTCAATTAATTCCTGTCTACCCCTTAATATATCTGCGGCAATAAATGGGTCTTGTAACGCACTTAATATATTGACCCTCCCTAAAGTTTCTTGTCTTATTTCCTCATCAACCCTATACTGAAACTCATCTTGTAATGATTTGGCTGCAATCTGTACCATTGCAGAATCCTGAGTCAATGAACCGTTAGTACCTTGTGGGTCGTCATTGAATAAAATCTGAGCACCTGTATATGTCGAAGCAACAAATTTATAATACGTATCTCTTTGGGTTACTAACTTTTGTACGTCTTGAACTACATACCTATCATCATAACCATCGGATGGACCATATTGGTTTTGTATGAATAATCTAATCTCTTCTTTATCACCAATATCTTCAACTTCAGCACTATCCACAACAGAATAATTGGTCAATGTAAGTTCTGATTGACCAGGGTTTGTTGTAGGGGAAAAACCATCACTATTAAAAGGTGGTAAGTTCTTTACCAACAACTTCTTTCTGATGTCTTCTGTTGAATTAAATGATAATGGACTTGGCATCTATTTCAGTTTTCTATATAAATAGATGAAAGGATTATTTTATGATTTAATAAGTGGTACCTTGACGAGCCATTTCCTGTTGAATCATCTGAGTAAGATTGGCCAATGCTGTTGGGTCGGTTTGTAATGATTGTAAAGACATACCACCACCCTGTAATTGAATGGTACCACTGTGGTTTACATTGAGGTCATCGAATGTACCTCTGACTACCTCAACCTTCATTGGGTCTGTATTGGTCACTTTTGCCACATTAACAGGAATAACAGCGCTTGGTACTACACCTGAGCCAGAACCCGAACCTGAATTAGAACCACCTAAACCAGGTACAGATACATTCGCAAGGGCATTTCTAGCCCTACTTCTAGCATTTGTCAAATCAACACTCAAATCAGCATTAGCTATTTTAGCATAGGCTTTAACCGCAGCACCATAAAAAGCATCTCCAATCCCATTAAGTCCTTCGTTTGAAAAATGTTCGAATACACTAGCGAATCCCTCCACACCTTCTTTGAATATTGAGTCGACCGTACCAAATACTTTTATCATGTTTTTTTCGTTTATAACACTACCTATGACCTTACTTATTTCAGTTGCCGCTGAGATAGTAGTTTCCTCAATATTTCCATAGGTTGCAGAACCAGCAACCTGAGCTGAAACTGTTCTTGCCGATTCTTCTAATGTATTTTTGATTACTTGTAATACAGTCAATTGTTCTTTAGCCACATCTAAAGCAGACATATCAGCAACTTCCTGTTGTTTTGTAAGAGATTTTATAACCCTTGTTTGTTCATCAGGGTTAAGTTTGTTTATCTCCTCTAAACTCATTAATTTATTATCAACAGTGAATTTTAACTCACCACCATCGAACTGACCAATATTAGCCAACAATTCTCTGGTATCATCATCAAATTGACCTCCTAAGATATCTATTTGTGATAACGCTTCTTGACGTTGTGCTGCTTTTATAGCAGTATTGGACAATTCTTCATAATCCATTCCAAGTGCCTGTGCTTGAGCCCTTAATCTTCTCATTTCAGTGGCAGATATAGAAAAATCACCAGTCTCACTATTAAATGAAACCGCAGCACTTGCGGCATTTACAATAGACTCTTGAAGACCATCAATATCATTTTGCGCCATGTTCATTAATTGGAACGGGTCCGCTAAAGCACCAACAGCACCACCCAACATTTGGAACTCAGCTGCTAAATTAATTGCTTCAGAAGGGTCAAGTAATTTACCTGCTAAACTCGTAACATCCTGCATGTTAATCCTCAATGCCTGAGAACGTGCAACCATATTACTAAATCCTTCAACTCCGTTTCTAAAATTATAAGAGTTGATGAGTTTCACATTGTCACCAACAGTTTTCAAAAATTGACCCGTATTTAGACCTAAAGACGCCGCTCTTTTACGTGCATTCTCAATTTGTTCGGCCGCTTGCGTTGGACCAACACCAATTGAATCAAAACCTTCAACAAGAGTAGCCATTTCATCAGCAGTAAGATTTGTGGCTTTTTGAATGGCAATAAAATTATCTAACTGTTGACTTGTTAGAGTAACATTTCTTTGCATAATAGTACCAATAGCCGCCATCTGCGTCCCAACTTCAGTAGCACTAACACCTAACGCCGTGAGGTCTTTAACTGATTGTGAAATAGTCTTTTGCATTTCTTGAGATGCCTTAGCACCCTGACCAAAGACATCCGCAGTAACTGACTTAGCAGCACTGTCAAATTCAAAAATCGCTGAACGTAGTTCTTTAGTATATTGAATGGCACTATTTATAGCGTCATTCAAATCTTTAGGACCACCACCACTGTTATCTTGTAAAAACATTTAGACTATTTTACTTATAAATACCTTAACGTGAACTTTGTCTACGTTTCTCGTTCAACTTTTCCATATCATCAATATACTTTTTGATAAAATACTTCCTTTCGAACGTAGGCATTTTAAGAAGGTCAGAATAGGAGAACCCCAATTCTTTGACACAATAATAAAACTCATCAAGCATAGCTTGACGGTAATCAGAAGAAAGGACGAAAAAACTCCGCCCCGAAGGCGATACGAGTCGACACCTTTTCTCCTGACGGGGCTACAAAAACACGGTCCAAATCTAACTTCGGTTCCGCACCTTCCATTGTGTTTCTAATATACTTAGAATCTGCAATCGGAAGATTGACAATAGTTGATGATATATCAGCTGCGTCCTTAGAACCATCAAACTCAACAATCATTTTTTCTAATCTTTTAGTAACCACAGGAGCAACCATACCATCAGGGTAGGCGTCTCTCATCTTTTGAAGGTCTTGAATGTCTCTTTGATTTAAGATACGACACTTCACCATTTTTTGACTAACAGGTAACATCAGCTCAAATAAACCTTCACCATTTGGTTCAATAGTTGTCGGTTTAACATTTAACTCGTCCAATAAAATACTTTGTTCAAAGTCCTTCATTGTTTTAGGGTCACGAAGATTGAATGTGTATTCAGGACCAAATGAAGAGTTTCTTAAAAAGATAAGAATAGCTTCAACATCACATTCCAACAATTCCATAGGGTCAAAACCTGGTTCATAGATTTTACTTTTCAGTAAAGTCATAATGATATTATCACCATTTCTCTGACCCAACAATGTGTTTTCATCCTGAGCGGTTAAGAAACCTACTTTAATTGAGGACTTCCCACTCTTATAGTACTTACCCTTAGAAGGTAGTTGTACCACGTCGTGAGGTAGGTTGAAGTCTTGTTGTCCGTATTGTGCTGCGTTATCCATATCTTATATAATAAAAAAACCATAGAGAGTTTCCCCTCTATGGTTAAATATAAATGAACTGATTTTTTCGTAAATAGTATATCTTAGTAAACTAATACACATCTATCTGGACGAAGAGTTGCCGTGATAGTTGCAATACCATCATCAGAGTAACCCAACGAATCAAAGTTTACATCCGTTAAGAATGTACCTTGTAAAATCCACTTTTCAACTGCCACACCTGTTGGGTCTAACATTTCCAAGTTGATGTTTTTCTTATAACCTGCAGCATATCCCATACGACCTGTTACAGATTCAGCGTGTAAACGAACCCACTCCATTAATGCTTGAGAAGCAGAAGGACCGATTGGGTCACGGAATGTTACGTTAATTGTGTTCCAAGTAAATCTACCTGCAACATATGTTGAAGTATTCAAGAATGGTACTTCAACTGAATTGATTGATACTTGAGGACGTGAAGTTGACTCCACATACCAAGAGTTGATACCCAATGATGAATCAAAAGTTAGGATGAACCTATTCTTTCTTTTTGGTTCATAAGGTATCGGCATTTTCATTAATAAATCAGCCATTGTATTTTCGTTTTTATATTTTTTTGTTTATTACTTATAAATAGTTGGACAAGTGAAAATTTTTCTATTTACTTTATTTTGAAAAATTAGATTATATAGAAGCTAACTAGAAATTATTATACTTCTTTTTTCTCTCCTCCTTTAGTTAAATAAGTTTTTACTGGTTTATCATCCTTATATTCTTTATCTAAGAAATTCTTAATGCTTTCAATATTACCTGGGTCATCATCAGAAAAACCAATCATAGGAACGAAATTGTTTTTAATGTCGTTCTTAAAGAAAGCTCTCTGATTTAATCTACCAGCCATATCCTTCACATAAGAGATAAAGTTTCTAAGGGCTTTAATTTTTCCTTCTTCGGGGTTCGCAGCACTACCTTCACCATAAGTTACAGGGTGGAACTTTAATAAGTCCAAATACGCTTCAACCAAATCATCATCAGTCATTTCGTCCTCACCAGAAATGTCTCTAAACTTCTTCAGGTTCGAGATTAACTCTTCTTTACTTATACCTTTATGATTGGTCATAATCATATTGTACACCGCATCTTTTAACACTGAAGGTGTATGTCCACGAGCCGTGATAATTGAGAATATTGAACCTCCATTGATTGCCTCAACAAAATCATCCCATGAAGGACCCGTCTCAGCAACCATTGCATCAACAATAAATTGTGAATCACCCTCAGTAGTGAAGTTTCTATAAGGGTTTTCAGCATAACCAACAATAGTTTCACCTTTATAGTCAAAAGGTTCTTTACCTAATACCCCACGATATTCTGCAAAGTCCTCAGTAGACATACCCACTTCTTTACCATCCTCAGTTTGAACGATGATTTGTGTAGGCATCATCATAATGTTGTCATCCCAATCAAAAGCATAATACTTCATATTAGGATTACCAGCTTCGTCAAATCCCTCATTGAGTTGTTTTTCCTCAATATATTCTCTTAAGATACTACGAATCATTACTTTGTCTCGTTTAGTCTCTCAATTAATCTTTCCAATTGTTCTTCTGAAAGTACAATGTTTTGTGGTTTTTCAGAAAATGTTTTAACACCGTTATTTTCAACATTGAGGTGTTCCATTAAGTTTGATTTCTTAAATTCCATGTTATTATTTTAATTAAACGTTTAATAAGGCTAATGGGGGTCACCATCGGCAACCCCCAATTTATAAATATATCAAATTAGATATCTTCGAAAGATGCTCCCGTTGGAGTAATCAAGAACTCAATATCAATGAATTCAAGTGCTCTCGTTGGTTTCAAGTAGATTTTACCTGTCAACTGGTTGTTATCCAAATCTTCAGGTGTGTTTTCTACAACCACACGGAAGTCGATTAAACCTCTGTCTCTTCTAATAGAGTCTAAGATTGGGTTAACCGCATCTAAGAAGTCTTGTCTTACTTGGTCATCGTTCTGTTCGAACAACAATCTTACTGCCACCGCTGAAATCAACTTACGAGCTTGTAACAACAATCTTCTTACGTTAATTCTGTCAAGTGCAGATTCTCTAACTTGTAGAGTTTTATTACCCCAAATTACTGTACCCACATCTGAGAATGTTGCGATTGGGTTCAATCTACCTTGGTATAAAGTATCTCTATCTTCTTGAGTCAACTTCTTACGTGCTTTAACAGCATTTACCAAACCTCTTGTGTAACCCGCAGTTGCGAACCAAGGGAATGCGATGTTATCTGTTAACGCTAAGTTCTTAACAACCTCTGCCGTTGGTGGGATGTAGATTTGTGTATTATTAGCACCGTCTCTAACCAAAATCCAAGGATAGTAAGTAGCCGTGTAGTTTGAATCAATATCAGACTCTTCTAAATTATCTACCGCTTCATCAGGGTAAATGAAATCTGTTTCAAATGCTGAAGTATTTGGAACAAACATGTTATAGTCAGGAGTAGTACAGATGTAAATTGAATCTGCCCTATCTGTTTCAATCATGTCAATAGCCTCTTCAACCAAGTTTGAGTGATTAGTGTAATCAATACCTGGTGTAGTGAAAATATTAATGTTCACTGCTTCAGGGTTTTCAAATGTTTTCTGACCCAATAAGTAAGCGTAGTAATCACTGTTTGCCCAATTGTTTGAATCTTCACCAACCGTGATTTGTTTGAATTGTCCCCATCCTGTTGCTGTAGGGAATGATACTGAAGGTGCTGCACCTTTCAAGTATGCAGTTCCACCTAAACGGAATGTATCTTGATTCGAACGGAACTCTCTGTAGATATCCCAACCATCGAAACCACCTTTAGGTAGTAATGTAAACTTACGAGAGTTCAATCTGTAATAAGGGTTAGTCTGAGAAGTTGGTTCACTTCTAAATTCAGCTGCACCTACATCAAACGCTGTTTCACCTGATGTCACGTACTCACCAGCAATCTTCACGACTGTCGCACCTGAGTCCATGTGGAAACCTTTAGTCAAGTAAGCCCAAGAGTTACCTTCGATAGCTGTACCGATGTTTGAAGGATTTTGTTTACCTTTATACATCAAGAAGTCAGAATCGATACCTACAGTATTTGAAACACCTAAGTAAGTTTTTCTTACTTTATCACCAGCACTTCTCGTTGAGTTATCACCTCCAGTAGTTGTACCAAA